AGTAATTGTTAAATTATTAAAAAAATATACAGAATTATTAAAACAATAATGGCACGAGATAACTACTATAATGAAGGCGATAAATACTCAAATTGGCATCGTTATTGCAATGATGATCTTGGCATGGTGGATTTAGATCAGGTTGAAATATGCAGAAAATGCTACGAACCATTATTTCTTGCTGAGACTTGTTACGATAAAAACCAAGCCTTTAAAACAACTACCACAACGCGCAGGATCGCTGAGCGCGCTAAGTTGGATGCTTACCTTGTATTTTACCAATACGATGAAATTAAGGGTGCTGTGGTCGGTTTTAGGGTACAAAAAGTGGCACCTATCAAATCGCAAATGTACCAATTAACTTTAGAGGATTGGATCAATACAATGTTGCAGTATCATATAGATCATAAGAAGTTTTGTATTAAGGAAACTGGTTAAAAATTAAATGAGCTTGTATCACAAACTGGACCCGGTGATTATGAGACATGAAGAATTATCCCCACAATCAAAGCTAGTTTATTATGCACTAGTTACTTTTTGGAATGAAAAGACGAAGAAATGCTTCCCCAAGATGAAAACTATTAGTTCGCTAACAGGTTTATCATATTCAACTGTAAGACGTTCCATTGCGGAGCTTGCTAGACTAAAGGTTATAATAGTGCATAGGCTCAGATCCACGCAATCGTATACTTTGCCATTTCAAAACAAGATGTGCCTCACAGAACACTCAGATGTGCCTCACAGGCATAATAATAAACTAAATATATATAACTATAATAGTAGATATAAAAACTTTAGTAAAAACCCAGCTGAGTATAAACCAAGTCCCCCCATCCCTTTGGATGACAAATACTCAGTTCAATTTAAACCCATTGGAATTGAAGGGGAGTTTGTTAAAGTTTTAGAAAAGAAAACAGGCAAAAGATTTAAGATACACAGATTTTTAAAACAAGAACCTATACCCGATTGATGTTTATAACTTATGTGTTGCAATAGGTTGCACCCTCGCTTAAATAAACCACAAGATATGGTTGGAAAACCTTTGCACAAGATACAGTGTGACAGCATGACAAGAGGCAGCAAATACACTGTGCGCTGCAAGGCTAAAGGTTATCTAATGAAGTCTGGTTTTTATAGATGTAAAAATCATGGAGGAATGAGTGATTGGAATGCTAAAACAATTGAAGGCAAAATTAAGGCATTGCGTAACTTAAAGTTTTTAAAGCATTTAACTGAAGATGAACTTAGAGCAAAATACATTAAACAAAGAGATCCAGGAAAAGAAAGCTCAACAGTTAATAACACTTGATAAAATATCCGTTGAATTAGAAAAAGGATTACCGCTTACTAAAATCTGCAAAGATAAAACAATGCCAAGTTTATCTACTGTTTACAAGTGGATGCGCGAGGATGATAAAGTTTACGCGCAAGTAATGAAGGCAAGAAGAATTGGAGCCTTTACTTTGCTTGATGAGATTAACGAAGAGTTAGAGAACCCCAAGAGTAATCAAGAGATGATGTACTGGCGAGAGAAGTTAACACACGTCAGGTGGATGGTAAGCAAACTTATATCAGATGTCTTTGGTGAGAAATCTAAACAGGAGATTAAACAAGACAATACAATCACAATACGTTGGGGTGGACAGGTAAAGAAAACAATAGATGTTGATGCTCAAGATGCTGAATAGTTGGTTAATACATACGTTGACACACAGTCTTGCGCGCGCGTTATGGAGTTCTTTTCCGATAACGATTAATTATCGGAAACACTTTAATAGGAATTTTACGAACAAACCAAGAACATTTAGGGGGGTATACCCGAGCAGACAGGCGCGAAAATTATTTATATCTATATTGGGACTTTCACACACACAAACACACAGTGCCTATGTCTAAAGAAGAAGATCAATTAGTAACCGCATTATTATTTGTAAACGAAGATACCGGTTCTCTAGTAATACACTTTAATGGCTTTGAAGACTTTGAACATATGGATAAATTTGCAGCAAAGATATTAAAAAAGATTGGTATAGATTATCATAAAATAGATGATATTTCTGACATGCCAAAAATACATTAATGATTATTGATATACCTTACGATCCCAGACCCCAGCAAGAAGAGCTGCATGAAAAATTAAGAAAGCATAGATTTTCTGTACTTGCTTGTCATAGAAGGTTTGGCAAATCAGTAATGTTAATTAATCATTTACTTATTGAGGCAATGCTTAACACACAAAAGAATCCTAGATATGCCTATATCGCTCCAACATACCGCCAGGCAAAAAACATTGCTTGGGATTATTTAAAACAATACGCAGGAGTAATACCAGGAGTTAGATTTCATGAAACAGAACTGCGTTGTGATTTACCCAATGGCGCCAGAATAACCCTGCTGTCTTCTGAAACACCAGACAGTATTAGAGGTATATTTTTAGATGGAGCTTGTTGCGATGAGATGGCGCAAATAGACCCCACACTTTGGAATGAAGTTCTTAGACCCTGCCTATCCGATAGAAAAGGATGGTGCGTATTTATTGGGACCCCTGCCGGTATGTCAAATCAGTTTTATGAATTGTATCAATATGCGTTAACTCATGATGATTGGTTTGCCTACACAGCTCCGGCATCTAAAACAAATATAGTTGATCAAGAAGAATTAAAAGCCGCAAGAGAGCAAATGGGTGAAGAAAAATACCAACAAGAATTTGAATGCTCCTGGATTGCAAATATATCCGGCTCTATTTTTGGATCTATTATAAAAGATTTAGAAGATAAAAAACAACTAACTAGAGTTCCTTATAACCCGGCTTTTCCAGTTAATACTTCTTGGGATATTGGAATTGGAGACTCTACTGCAATAATATTTTACCAACAAGTGGGAGCCGCAATTCATATAATAGATTATTATGAAAACAATAAAGAAGGTTTACCACACTATTGTGATATCGTTAGCAAGAAAGATTATTATTATAAAACACACTATGCACCGCACGACATAGAAGTTACTGAATTTTCCTCTGGCAAGACTAGAAGAGATGTCGCTTATCAGTTAGGTATTAATTTTAAAATTTTGCCAAAACTACCGCTGGAAGATGGGATCCATTCCGCTAAAATGATCTTACCTAGATGCTGGATTGACATGGATAACTGCAAGCATTTAGTAGACGCATTAAGACATTATCATAGAAAGTATAATGAAAAGATGAAGATATTTCACAGTAAACCTGTACACGCCTGGTCTTCTCATGCAGCTGACGCTTTTAGATATTTAGCACTATCGGTGAATGATGTACTAACTAAGAATACATCTATGCCAAGATCCACAGACTCTGACTATAAAATCTTTTCTAAATAATGTATTTACCAATGGCTAATAATATAATATGGATTTAACATGTTACAAAACTTAACAAAATTTTTAGGAGAATAGTAATGGGATTTTTAATGCCTAAGCCGCCTGCACCGCCACCACCACCGCCAGCTCCAGCGCCACCACCTGCTTATGATGATGAGGAAAGAAAAGCACAAGTTGCAGCTGAACAAGCTGAGATCAGACGTAAACGTAAAGGTAGATCATCTACAATCTTAACTGGATCACAAGGATTAACAGAAGAAGAAACTTTACAGAAAAAAACTTTGTTAGGAGAATAATATGGGTGGAGCTAAAGGATTATTTACTAAAGCAATAGGAATGGCAAAGGCTCAAGGAGTTATAAAAGAAGTTCAAAAAGAAGAACCAAAAAAAGAAGAAACAAAAAAAACAGAATCAAAAGAAGCAAGTGAAACAAAAAGATTGTTAAGAGTAAAAAGAAAAGGAAGATCAGCAACTGTACTTAGTTCATCTTCTGGAGTTACTGACGAAGCATCAGTAGCTAAAAAAACATTATTAGGAAGTTAATATGGGAGGAGCAAGTCCAGCAAAAATAATAGCGCCACTTTTTGGAGGAGGAGCAAAACCTGCTGCGCCTGCACCACAAGTAGATGCTCCAAAACCACAACCTTTATCATCACCTACTCAGGCAGAAGTTGAGCAGGGAGAAACATCAAGATTATTAAAAGCAAAAAGAAAAGGCAGATCTATGACTATACTTACGTCTCCATCTGGTGTAAGTGAACAGACTACTCTTTCAACTAAGACTTTATTAGGCGCATAACATGGCAATGAATCCGAAAGCAAAATTGGTATTAGACAGATACCAAAGTTTAAATACTCAACGTCAAACTTGGGAAGAACATTGGCAAGAAGTTGCGGATTATATGATGCCGCGAAAAGCAGATATTACAAAAAAAAGATCTAAGGGAGATAAACGACACGAATTAATCTTTGATGGTACAGCTATCCATTCATTAGAATTATTATCAGCATCTTTGCACGGCATGCTAACTAATATTTCATCACCATTTTTTTATTTAAGATATCGTAGTAATGATCTTGATAAAGACGATGAAGCAAAAGAATGGTTAGAGTCTTGTACAGATATTATGTACAAAGTTTTTTCATCATCAAATTTTCAACAAGAAATATTTGAATTATATCACGACTTAATTTCTTTTGGTACAGCAGCAATGTTGATTGAAGAAGATGTTAATGATGATTTAAGATTTAGAACTATTTATATTGCAGAAATTTATATTACTGAAGACGAAAGAGGAATGGTAGATAGTTTGCTTAGAAAATTTTATATACCTGCCAGAACAGCTCTATTAAAATTTGGCGAACAAAATTTACCAAAAAATTTAAAAGACAAAGCAAAATCATACCCATACGAAGAAGTTCCAATTTATCATTTAGTAATGCCGAACGAAGAATTTAAAATTGCTAAAGGCAATAAAGGTAAACCTTACTATTCAGTTTATGTAGATCCAGATAGTGGAGCCGTTTTAAAAGAAGGTGGTTATGAAGAGTTCCCTTATGTAGTACCAAGATATTTAAAAGCATCTAACGAAATCTACGGCAGATCACCTGCAATGAATGCTTTAGCAGATGTTAAGATGTTAAACGCAATGTCTAAAACAACGATTAGAGCTGCACAAAAACAAATAGATCCTCCACTGCTTGTACCTGATGATGGTTTTCTTTTACCAATAAGAACCATACCTGGAGGATTAAATTATTACAGAGCTGGAACTAGAGATAAAATTGAACCCATGAATATTGGAGCTAACAATCCATTAGGTTTAAACATGGAAGAGCAAAGACGTAAAGCTATTAGAGAAAATTTTTTCGTAGATCAATTAATGACATCGTCTGGTCCACAAATGACTGCAACTGAGGTACTACAAAGAACAGAAGAAAAAATGAGATTACTTGGTCCTGTACTTGGCAGACTACAATCTGAATTACTACAACCATTAATTACAAGATCTTTTAATATTTTATTAAGAAATAAAAAGTTTCCACAACCACCTGAGTTTTTAGGAAATCAAGATATTGAAATAGAATATGTATCGCCTTTAGCTAAAGCTCAAAAGACTTCAGAGTTATCCTCAATTATGAGAGGTGTTGAAATATTTGGATCTTTACAAAATATAGCTCCTGTGTTTGATCATATAGATGTAAATGGTTTGGTAAAATATATACAGGATATTTTAGGAATACCTGCTAAAGTTATGAAATCAGATACTGAGGTACAACAAATTCGCTTGCAAAGAGAACAAATGCAACAACAACAAATGCAGATGCAACAAGAATTACAAGCCGCTGAAGCAGCTGGTAAAGCAGCACCTGCGTTAAAAGCTATAAGTGAATAAAGATATAAAAAATTTAGTAACAGATTATAAAATTTGTTTTGGATCTGAAAATGGAGAAAAGGTTCTCCAGGATCTAGAGCGAAGATGTAATGCTAACGTAACCACTTTTATTAAAGGAGATAGTTATGAGAGCGCATATTTAGAGGGACAAAGATCTGTCTATCTATTTATTAAATCAATGATCAACAAAAAAAATGGAGGAAATAATGAGTGATCAACAGGTAGTGGTGGAACAAGAAGTTCAACCATCTGGAAGTCCAGAGACTTCTCCGGTAAATAATAATGTTACAAGTGTAGTTGAACAAGCTGCCGCAGATTGGAGAGCTAGTTTAGCAGAAGACATAAAAACAGATAAATCTTTAGCATCCATTAAAGATGTTAATAGTTTAGCTAAAAGTTATATTCATGCACAAAAATTAGTTGGTGTAGAAAAAATACCATTACCTAATAAACATGCAACGGAAGAAGATTGGAACGTAGTTTTTGATAAACTAGGTAGACCAAAATCAGCTGAAGAATATAAATACAATATTGGTGAAGACACAACTATTGATGAAAATGCTCTAAAAACTTTTTCACAACAAGCTCACAAACTTGGTTTATTGCCTCAACAAGCAGAAGGTGTTGTTAAGTTCTATAATGAAATCATGCAAGAAAACTTACAAAGTTTAGATGCCGCTGCTGAAACAGCACGTGTTGAAAGCGAACAGATACTTCGTAAAGAATATGGTAGAGCTTTTGATCAAAAAATAACTAAAGCATCTCAACTTGCTAGACAATATGTTGGCGAGGATGTTTTAAATATGAACTTAGAAAATGGCACTAAATTAGGTGATCATCCTCAAGTTGTTAAGGCATTTGCTCAATTAGCTGACATGGTAGGCGAAGATAGTTTTGTGGGAGAAACCGGTCCAAACTATTTAACTCCTAATGAATTAGAGAATGAAATAGCTAAATTGCAAGCTCCAGGATCTGCATATTGGGATAAAAATCATCCAAATCATGAGAAAGCTGTACAAGAAGTTTTTGCTTTACGTCAGCAGTTATCTGATGTATAGAACGAATCACTAGGATAATCGCAAGACCCTATTGGCATTTGGAAAAGACAAACATCTATGAAGATGTAAAATTCTAGAATAGATCCACACTGTGGAAAATCCATTCGTTTATTTTAATTAAACTTAACCAATGGAGATGACAAAATGTCAAATCAAATAACAACTGCTTTTGTACAGCAGTACAGTTCAAACGTACAAATGCTATCTCAACAAATGGGATCGTATTTAAGAAGCGCTGCGGATGTTGAAACAATCGTTGGCAAAAATGCTTTCTTTGATCAAGTAGGAAAAACTACTGCTGTTCTAAGAACTTCTCGCCACTCAGACACACCGCAAATAGATACACCACACAGTAGAAGACGAGTAAGTCTTGGCGACTACGAGTGGGCTGATCTAATAGACAACCAAGATAAAGTTAGAATGCTAATTGATCCAACTTCTTCTTATGCAAAAGCTGCGGCTGCTGCTATGGGAAGAGCTATGGACGATGTTATCATTACAGCTCTTGGAGGCACAAGTTTTACTGGCGAAACTGGAGCTACTTCTGTATCTCTACCTGCTGGTCAAAAACCTTTTAGTGCTTCACAATCTGATGGTTTAACCATAGCTAAACTCTTGGAAGCAAAAAAGATCCTAGATCTAAATGATGTTGATCCATCTATACAAAGATACTTTGTGTGTGGACCAAAACAAATCTCAGATTTATTAGGAACAACGCAAATCACATCTGCTGATTTCAATACAGTTAAAGCTCTAGCACAGGGTCAAGTAGACTCTTTCTTAGGTTTTAAATTTATTGTGTCTAACAGATTGGCTTTTGATGCAACTAACACTGACGACAGACTATGTTATGCCTTTACAGCTGATGCTATTAAATTAGCTATTGGTAAAGATGTTATGGCAAGAATAGATGAGAGAGCTGACAAATCATACAGCACTCAAGTTTATTACTGCATGAGCATTGGTGCAACTAGAATGGAAGAAGAAAAAGTTGTAGAAATAGCTTGCGACGAATAATCAACAATAGGAGAATAAAAATATGGCAAACGTAAA